CTCCGTTGTAATCTGGTGCGACTTCAATCGCCATGTTAGCGATAAGTCCGCGCAGTGCGCCTGTTGGGATAGTTACTTCATCACCAAGATCAGTCACAACTGTATAGCCAAGCTGAATGCCTTGGGCATCTAGCTCAGCCATGTAATTATTCATTGAGAATATAAAGTCTTGGTACTCGTCAGGCTCTAATGGAGCTTCACTAGCTTGTACCAATATCCTCTGTAGCGAGGACTTTGCAACTTGAGCGACAGTAGCCATTATTCGTATGTAGCTCCTTTAGCAGTCTTAGCCGAGTTCCTAAAGGCTTTCGCTGTTGGAGCGCCTTTAGATCCTACCTTACGCATTCGCTCAGGCGTTTTGCCAGCGGCCTTCTGAGACTTAATTCGCTTGCGTTTCTTGTGGATGTTAGCGTATAGACCTTCACTCATAAGTAGCACCGCTCTTCATAGACTTTGCGCCTTTACACTTCCACCGCTTACGGCTCAAGTTGTTAGGCGTGTTGGGATCATTCTGCTGTCTTTTAGATAGTTGTTTCTTAATACCTAAAGACCTCGCGCAATACGCATCACCTTTGCTAGTGCCTGCTCGTACACGAGAACCACCGTCACTGGCCTTTCCAGCCTGCCCAAAGGAGACTTTCTTGCCAGTGGCAGTGACTTTTACTTTCGCTTTACCTTTTCTCGGAGTAGCCATAATAAAAAACTGGGAGCCGAAGCTCCCAGAACCCCACAAGGTTACTTTCCAAATCCCAATCCTGCAAACAGAGGATTAAAGCAAGCGTACGCTGGAAGCAAATCGAAACGAATCTTCTGCGTGTTAGCGTCACCGTCTGCGTACTTAGATACTCGGATAGACATACCATCGCTAGTAGTAGCGATTGTGTCCGTTGAGTAGAGCTTAGGCAGCTTAACAGTACCAAGACCAAACGCCTGCTTAGTGAAGAACAGGTTAGGCTGGTAGACGGTTGAAGCAGCACCAAGGAGAGTCACAACCGCGCCAGAAGCAGGAGCTGCGTCTACGTTGTTGTACTGACCGTTAGCCTCGTAGATAGCAGCGCCTGAAACAGTGATAGTCGCCGCATTACCAGAGATAGTTACGTCCTCAAGAACAGTGCCTGTCCACGGAACAGCAGCGCCTGCCGCATCAAGGATAAGCTCACGAGTAGCTACATTAAGACGATTAACGCCTGCAATAGTTACCTGATCACCAGCTTTGATAGTACCAGTTCCCAAACCAGCCAGAACAAGAGTCTGCTGCATAGTGTCCTTAGCTGCGAGGTAAGTCGCATTAGGCGCACCATTCAGAGTACCAGCACGGTCAGTAGTAGTGCCTGAAGTGTAGCTGCTGAGAGCGTTAGAAGTCAGAGCCATCATGCCACCAAAGTTCTGGCTGATTTGCGCCTTCTCCCATGCTGTACGGACGAGGCCATCAGACGCATTCAAACCGTTCTGAGCCGAAGACAGCGCAGTAGTCGTAAATGGGTTCATCAGGTAATACTTCTCGTCTGCCATTGGGACACCAACAGAGTCCATAGTGGCTCCAGCGCCAGCTACGTCTGACCAAGCATCAACAACAGTTCCACGATTGCCGTAGCTCAACGAGGCGTTCTTACGCATGAACGCGCCAAGGTCTAACTCAAGGTCAGTTACGATGCGGCGAGCCATAGGCTCAAGGATTTGATCTAGTTGGTCTAGCTCAAGAGCCTCTTCCACGTTGCCCCACTCAGTGGCTGCTGTGAAGTAGTTTTGAACTGTACCAGTTGCTTTACCAGCAATGATGTCTGACTTATCAGAACCGCTGATGTCACCGCCAGAAGTGCGGATTGTGTTGTAGTCATGCGGACGCTTAAAGTCTACATTTGAACCACTAGAAGGATTGAACTTGCCTGACAACAACTGAGTGTTGACAGTCTTTGTTACTACACGAGACGCTTCAAACGCATCTAGGAATACACGAGCAACTTTCCGTGTGACGTTACTATTAAGATTGTTAGCCATGATTGGATCACCTTATTCATTCAAAAGTAGCTCCTTTCGGACCACCAGCCTTGGGACTTCTCCCAGCGCCTTTCGGCGTGTCTAGTGGATCAGGAGCGGCATTAACACTAGGTTTAAGTTTTCGAGCTTTAGGCATAACGATCTGATCTAAGTACAACAGCGCCTGATTTGCAGGCATATTGGCTAATTTGTCCAGTTCCAATAGATTCTCACCAAGGTACAACGTCCCAAGACTTCCATCATCCAAATCAATCAGATGATTAGCCAGCATTGGATTAATTCCAAACTGACCTATCTTGTTAGCTGCGCTCTGGAGATCCTCGCTTTGAACGCCGAGCTTCTTAGCTTTCTCTGCGTAACTCGCAATCTTCTCATTCTGCGCTTGCACTGCCGATGCTTGCTGTTGTCTCTGCAAATCAATCTGCTGGCTTTGCATAGCCTGCTGACGCGCATCAAACTCAGCTCGTTTGGCAATCGCCTCATCACGCTGTCGGAGCTGCTCCTGTATCTCTCTATCTGAAAGACTATAGAAGTCAGGCACTTTCGGCACTTCAGGCGGCTGTTCTTTAGGAATCTTAGCCTCTAGCTCTTCTAGGCGCTTGCGATAGTCCTCGGCCTGACGCTCTGCTTCTCGCGCCTTCCAAGTCTTCTCAGCCATAGCCTTGTCAAAAGCCTTCTGCTGTTCTTCGTTAAAAACAGGTCTAGTAGATTTCTCCTGACCTTCGTCAGTATCCGCTGATGAATCGGAATCAGTTTCCTGATCTACATCCTCTATGTCTTCAAACTCAATATCTTGAGTCTCATCGACCATATCGTCTGGTTGCATCTTATACCTACTGTAATGCCGTCAAATAAACGGTGACGTTCCGTGCCTCCATGAAAGCGTGGAGTGCGCTAGTGGTCAAATATACCACAATTTGGTAAAAAGCAATACTTTTCTTAAAATATGGCGGAAGCGGCTACCTAGCAAGGCTCCTATAGATTATCGCCTGTGGAATTGAACCACTATTACGCTTCCATAAACTTTATTTACTTCAGATCTGGATTGTTCCACAAATCATCAGTATTTACGTCTGCTCCTTCAATATCTCGATATAAAGGAAAGTCCCTGCTTGAACGAGTATCGTCTCTAAATCTTTGAGTAGTTCTAGCTAGATATTCATCATTCATAAGCATATATAACTGATTCGGATTGTATTCCTCACTCAATCTTTCATATTTATCTTCTATTTCTTTGCTAATCCGAGCAGCATCATTAGTTCTGTTCAGCTCATCTACGTTCTTGGCTGTAACCGCAGCTATTTCCTCATCACTTGCATTAACTAAGTCACGGAATTGTGCGTAAATATTATTTTTTTTAATATATTGTTCCACAGCATAATCTCTAGCATTCCTTGCCCATTCGGAGCTTTCTATTTGAAACGATTCAATATCTCCATCAAAATCTTCCAGCTCTGGTTTAGGAAGTCTTGCTTCAATACCTCTTGAGTTAAGTTGAAAGAATTCACTGGCATCTATTTCGTCAGCGCTTGCATTGTTAGCGAACCTTTCAAAGCCTCTCATTTCATTAATTTTGTTTATGCTATTCAAATCCATTTTTGCGTAAAGATTAAAAGTAGCGTCTTCACGGTAAGGTATTTGCTCCGTAATTCTTGCCGTTTTTAAACTACTCCTTGCTCCTTCTGGACTTCCTCCTCTTGACCTTCCTTCTCTGTTTGAAATTGCGTGTTGAACTTCGTGTATTAAACTTGAATCAGCTCCAAGCATATTTTCCATATCTGGGTTAAATCGAGCATATGTAGCAGCATCTTCAGGAAGCATAGCGACTGCTCCCATATTGAGCATAATTTCATCATTTGCTCTATCGTATGATGCTCTCCCAGCATATTCGCTTTCTGAGTTTCTTAGAGCTACATTAACATTTCTTAAATCTGGGTAAGCTGCGTAAACATTTGGATCATCATATATATCTTCGAGCTTTACCATTGCAGGCTCTGCTCTAGCTTGAGGATTAAACCAAAGCTCTTCTGGTTGTGTTTCCCCAGCAAGACCTCTAGCAGCTTCATAATTGAAATTGCTTTCATTGGTCGGTAGCCAGTACATATACTCGCCATCAAGGTTCTTTTGGAATCCTGTGGCTTGCTTAATTTCTTCAGGAGAAGCGCCTTGTCTCTCCATTTGATTTGCTTTGAACAGCGCCTCTTGGTCAGCAGTCCTTGAGGATGGGCCAGCAAATATGTCAGATCTGGGCGCATTAGGAGCAGCCATGCCGCCTACTAAGCCACCTGCCAGTTCTCCGTAATCACCACCATACTCACGGCCTAACTGAGCGCCAGCCTCGCCGCCGAAGTAGGCGCTAAGCTCAGATAAAGTTCTACCAAAAAAGTTATTAATAGCAGACACGCTTTTTCCAGCAACTGTTGCTGTGCCAGCGACAACGGCGGGAGCTACAGCTCCAGCTACATAGCCTATTGAATTTGGATCGGACTCTACGTTAAGCGCAGACTTAGTTCGCTGACCTAGCATGACAGGACGGTCATTGCGGCCTGTAATCATGTTAGAGATGCCAGCTACTCCTTGAGCGCCAAGGTCAGCAAGTCCTAGCGTTCCGTCAACAACTGCTGAGTTAAACTGAGCAATATTGTTAAGCGCAGACGTAGCTTGCCTTCTGCGATTTAACCTAAATTGTTGCTCCTCTCTTGCTATTTCTGAATCAGATGCCATCAGCCATTCTCGCTATCTCAGAGTCGGACATATACCTCATAGCCTTGCGTTGAGCTTCCTCGCGCATACGCTGAGTCTCTGCTCGCTGCCTTTCCATCATGTCAGCCATCTTCTCTTGGTTGTCTAGCTGCTCACCTACTGCCTGAGCGCTTGTCCTGTCAATCGTAGCACCTGCCTGCTGAGCCTTGATCTGTGTCTCCATGCGCTTAGTTTCGGCATTGAAGAAGTCAATCTGGTTGTCAGCTTGATCGCCTTGCATCTGCGTTTGGAGCTTCTGAGCTTCTAGCTGTAGCTTCATCTGCTCATTCTGTAGCTTGGCCTGCTCTATCTGCGCTCGCAACATTTCGGCCTGAGCCTTCATCTGCTCAGCCTGCGCCAAGACCATGTTCGGATCTTGCTGTGGCTCACCTTGCTGTTGCTGCGCCTCCATTAACTCTTCTTCGGTCATCTGGTCTTGAGGTATCAGGCCAGCCGCAATCATCTGTGCGCGTTTGCGGTCAGAGATTTGCTGAGCTGAGGAAGTGGCTACGTTGTCTAACAAAACATCACCAGCGATCTGGAGGATGCTTGGATCAACCTTGGCAATCTCAATGATTGTCTCAATGGTCTCCTGTTGGCGGTTCTTGAAGCTCGCACCAGCCTTGACCTGTACGTCATAGTTGCCTACCGACAGATCGTTCATGACCACCACATCGCCTGTCTGCTGGTCTATGACCTTCTGGTTGATGTCAGCTACGTCATAGGTGTTGTCTTCCTTCAGTAGCCTTACAGTACGCGCTGAGTCGTAGATCTCTGGGATAGCGGCTACCAAGATGCGGCCAGTGGCACGAATGCCGTACTCCAGCGCTTTGAAGTATTTGATCGTGGAGTTGTCACCTTTGTTCTGA